TAGCACCTAAGATTAGTGGCATGATTAATCCCTATTTGTTTTTGGGAACTCAGCTAAGGGTCTTGTATAGATTGGAGATTGTTCTGTGCCAGTATTTGTGTATTCGTAAAGACTCTTTAATTGCTCAACAGTCGTACAAGCATTAATTTGTGTTTCTTGTTGATTGCTTACTGCTCTCACATTAGTTCTAAAATCTTGTATCTCTTGTGGTATCGCAGTTCCTATGTCAGATTTTCTTGTTACATACCAATCAGTTGATTGTAGTAATCCAGCAGTTTGTTGTTTAGATATAGAAATCTTTTGAGATTTTAAACCTTTAATAACTACTTGAACTCCATCTTGTAATACTGGCTCACCATCTTCATCAGTAGCATTAATATCTTCTAATGCCTTAGGAGTTGCAGTTCCAAAGTAAGAAATTACTTTATTGTTTTCAAATTTAAACTGTTCATTGGTATTGATATAATAACCTTCATCTTTTTTGTTTACATGATTATATTCTACTTCATAAATTCCGATTGCGTTCTTTTCTTCATTAGACCAAAGTGTAAAGATTTGGCTTGAATACTTATTACCATTTAATTCAAATGATTGTGGATTGTTAAATAGTTTTACTATTTTGTTATTCTGAACTAGTGCGTACATTATGTTATTGATAGGTTAAGGTTTCTGCCAGTTTCTTGCCAAACTGTTCCATTGTATTTGAATACAAATAAATCAGCTTTAGAAGCAGTAGTTGTAAGTGTTGGTGCAGTATCGGCAGTAAATTCATAAGCACTATTAAAAGTTAAAGTTCTTGAACCAGTACCATCTTGAATAACTGTTAAAGCTATAAATTGTCCAGCAACACTATTTGTAGGTGCAGATAATGTTCTGTTGCCACCAAGAGTTACTTTAGCTACTGGTGCAGTTGATACGTCCCAAGTAATTGTAGCACCATCTGTAAGAGTTGCTTCTGGGAAATATGCACCATCATTAAATTTAATTAATCCAGTTCCTTTTGTAGTTATAGATAATCCAATGTTAGTGTCAGAACCAGTTGCAGAAATTTCAGGATTAGTTCCAGTTGCAGAATTAGTTACTGATATTTCATTTACTGCTGATGCTGTTTTTGCAAACTTAATATATTCGTTTCCTGAATCATCTGAGATTGCTGTTGCTGTTGGAAGTCTAATTGAAACTGTTGAATTTAAGTGAGTGTCGGTAAGAGTTAAAACTGTTCCAGTTGCAGTTGTCGCTAGTCCAGTAATTGATACTGTTGAGTCTAACCAGTTTACTGTGTTTCCTACATGGTCAATAGTTGCTAAAGAAATATCATCAGCACCATCATAATATTTTAAAGTTGGAGAAGTAGAAGTAGTTGTGTCTAACCAAAGAGAACCTGCAACTGCTGAAGCTGGTCTTGATGTTCCTGAGTTTAATGTATTGATTGCCGATAGTACGTTGTTTAAATCTGTTCTAAATGCAGGGAAACCCTGATTTGCTATATTGTAATCTGCGTGTTGTGCCATAATTCTATCTAATATCCTTTAGCTAAATAGTCAAAGGTTTTACTTACCCCAGTTCCACTACTGTTTTTAAATGCAACATCAAAACCATTTATAGTTTTGTTACTTAATAAATAGAAATCGCCAGTAGCTAAACCTTGTGCAGTAATTCCAACAGCATAGTTAGCAGAATAAAATGGATTTGTAAATGTTACTGTGTAAGTACCTGCACCTGAACTAATATCATTTCCACTAAATATTCTATCTGGCATATCAATACTTACTGATAAAGCACTAATAACTGGAGTAGATGATAAATCAAAAGAAGTTAATACTACTCTAAACTTATAATATCTTGCTGTGTAATCACCAACGACAAAGTTTCTAAATGATGTGTAAGTGATGTTGTCATTAGATAAAGCAATCTCTAAATGTGCATTACAATTTGCAGGAGTATCGCCATCAAAGTTAGAACTTGCATCATCAAAATTGCCAGTTCTTGAATCAAATAAATCATCTAAGTTATCTGAAGTTTGCGTAATAGAAGCAGTTACTCTTGAAGTATAAACTCCACCTATGTCTATTGGAGTTGCAAATAAATAATTACCAGTAGGAAATAAATCAAAAGCTGTAACACCAGAATCAAAGAATGAAGTACCAGAATCAAAATTTCCGATTGCAGAATCAAATAGTTCTGAAGAATCTAATCTTAATGTTCCATCTGATATAATTGTGTTTGTTAATGTACCAGCAAAGGTAGGAGATTCAGTTTGTGTAGCAATAGCATTAAAGTTTCCTATTGCAGAAACATTAGTTGCGATAACAGCTTCATTAGAAGATAAGTTTCCATTTTTGTCCACAGCTTTTATTAGGTAACTGCCTACACGTGCAGGGACAGTTATGCTGGTAGCTGGTCTTGCAACTTTTTCAACTAAAGAAACTGAGTTACCCCAAGTAGCACCAGTTGTTAATGTAGAATATCTTATTTGATAATAAGCTAAATCTAAGTCAGGTATTTGTGTCCAAGATAAATGTGCATCTCCACCAATAATATTACAAGCAAAATCTTCAACATCTGCTGGTGGTGCAATTCCACCAACAATAGTTCTTGTTGCAGAAGTATAAGTAGAAGATACTGAAAATGTATTTATAGCTTTTACTCTTACGTTATAAATTAATCCATCTACCACGTTTAATATTCTATGATTTAATCCAGTAATCTGTCCTGATACTTGGAATGTTGATTCTGTACTTAGTTTGTATTCAACTTGGTAGTAATCCACAAAAGAATCTGGTGATGCACCAATAACTACATCTAAAGCTGTAATAACAACTCCATCTGAATATTCTATTAGTTGATCTGATAATGTAAGTGATGCTGGACTAGAAACACTATTTGGATTTGGTAAGGTAGTATCAGCTATAACTGGTGCAACTGTTTTAGAAGTCCAAGTATAAAATGAATCTTGATGTTCAGTTAATTCTAACTCTACTGTGCTATCTGAATTGATAGCAATATTCATTACTCTAAAAGGTTTAGCACTAATTCCACCAGTAGAATAAGTTAAATCAACTATATCTCCTATTGATAAATTTAAAGCTTCTGAAGTACAAAGAACTTCTACACCTAAAGCATTTCTTGATCTTCTTAAAATAATTTCACAAAGTTCTTCTGCTTGATATGGATTTGTAATATTTCTAAATTCAAAATTACCATCTAATGGGGTATTATTATCTTCTGCTAATAAAGTTGCGTATTGATCTGCTAAAGGCAATCCTGAGTCATCTGCTGGTGGAAATGATATAGTATCTTCTTGCCAATCTTTTGCTGGATTTACAAAAGTTCCTATAACACGATTATATTTAGTATTTTTCTTTTCACCATAAATTTTAATACCACCAATAATATTATTTGAATTTAAACTTAAAACAGAACTTCCTATTCCTTCAACAATCAATCTATACTTACCCTGAGTGTAGGTAAATAATGCTCTCATTGGTGCTAATAAATCTTTTACATTATCTATAACTTTTTGTGATGTATCTAAGACTGCGTTTGTTCTAAATATTTTAATATCTGAACCACCAGAATAAGGAGTGACTAGAGTATCACAATCATTTGCTGAAGTTTTAAATGAATCATAGTTTGTTTCAAAAGCATCATTGGGTAATCCTTTTCCATATCTAACATTTCTAAGATAGTCTAATAAAACTAAAGATGAGTTATCTGAATAAGCCCAAGTTGTAGGGTCATCTTGTCTATGAGAACCAGAACCACCTTTAGTAGAATCTAATCTTGGGTCATATATTTTTTTACCTTTAACAATTACTTTAATGTCAGGCAAACTGCTAAAAGCATCTTGATTCCAAGAAAATTTAAATGCAACATAAGCAACACCTGATAGTTTATGATCTGAAGTCCAATTAGTAGTTTCATCTAATATTGAAGAAGCAGATTGATTATCTAATCCATAAAAAGCTTGAACTGATATTAAACTTGCACCACCTTTAAAAAAATTAGCATCTGAACTATTAACTGTTCTTAATGTACCATCAGTCAATGCACCTGACCAAGTTACTAACTTGTCATCAATATAAATTTCTTCAACAGATTGTATTCCTGAACCACCACCTTCACAAAGTATTCCTGCAATATATAAATTAGCATTATCAGAACCTGAACTTTCAACAAAGACCCTAGAAATTCCTATTTTTCTTTCACCATAAACAATAGGAATAGATGCGTTATTAGAATCTTGATTTACTAGAATACCTTTTGCACCTTCGTAAGTATTACCACCAAAATTAGGCAATTTAGGTTTAGGTACTAGCCAACCTATAACTGTATTAAAAGCTTTACTTACAAAATTAGTAATTCCTTTAACTGCTTTGCTTATCGGTTTAGTGACTTTACCCATTATGCTCTTATAAAATTATTCCAGCTAGGTTTGGTAACTCTAACTTGATGTTTAATTATTTTTTCATCTCTAACTCTTAACCATTTAATTTCTTTGTTGTATCCATACAAAGAAGTAAAATGATTTTTAGTCCAAGCCATTATTTCTTTTAAGTTTCTTTTAGCAAGTGTTTCAATATGCCAAAGATTATCACCACAGTTCCATTGTGTAGATTTGAGCATACCAGTTGTTTTAAATCTATGTTCAACAAGATCATTAAGAAAAGCCCAATTAGTAAAACCTATAACTTCTTTTTTATCTTTATGTACTTGGTATTGACCAAGATTATAAGAAGGTAAAATCATATCAACTATTTCTTTGTAAGTTAAATGATTATATTTTTCAAAGTGTCTATATACAGAAACAATGTTATAAAAATCGTTCATGCTCTACCCCATTTAATTTCACGAACAGAACGACTTGCAAAATCAAATCCTTTATCATTTGGAAAATGTATTTTTTGTGAGTTCGTATTTGTTTTTCTTGTTCTAACTTTATCAAAATCTGCCCAATGAGAAGCAACACTAATTAAAACTGAAGAACTCGTTTCATCATCTTCAATGTTAAAGTTTTCTATTCTACCTTCAAATAAAAGAAATGGACTTGATATTAATGCCTGAGAAGAATCTAAAAATCCTCTATAAACATTAACTGATTTATCCATGTAATCGTTATTTAAAAATAATGAAATAATAGTTTGATCTGCACCAGTAAATCTTAAACTTAAACTATTAACTGATACTTCGGAACTTTCAGTTACTTCTGATACTCCAAGAAATAAAGATGAAGCAACATAAGTGTTAGCATTAAAAACTAAATCTTTGTAATGATCTGTATAATAACTCCCAGTACTTACTCCAAGATAAACTAAATCTACTGGGTTTATAGAGTTGGTTGCAAGTTCAGTTGTAAGTGTTCCACTTAATGATCTTGTCATTACAATACCTCAATAAGATCAACTTCATATTGAAAATAGTTTTCTGTTCCTACACTAAATTCCTGAACATCATTTGTTAATCCTACTGTAAAATCTACGTTAGAATAAATTAATATATTGTTGTCAGCTACGTTTGCTCTTAAAGGTGGTTCAAAAGTTAAAGTTCCTTGACCAGAACCATTTGAGTTCACATCAGCTACACACATATAAACTTTTTGTTGTCCAGTAAATCTAAAAAAATCTCCTGCCTTAAATACTCCATTTGTGCTATTTGCCATTCCATCTATTGCAACAGAAGTAACTCCTGCATTAACAGCACCATTAACACTAATAACTCCTGAAGCCACACCTAAAGCATCATCTAAAGTTGGTGGCACATATTGAAATGATTCTAATTGTGATCTTTGTTTCATTATAAAAGCAAGAATTGGTGCAAACTCAGTTCTAGTCATAACTGGGAATCTAACTGTTATTCTAAATCTTTGTCCATCTATTTGTCTTGCTTGTCGTCTCCCAGAAGTTGTTGTTGATATAATAGTATTTTGATTTGAACTAATAGTTACATCTCTTGGTGCTGGGCTTGATGGGAATGTTCCACTCATATTAAATTAGATCGTCCTTTTGTGTTCAAAGCTTGATTAACTATATTTGTAATCGTTGCTCTATTGTTTATAAATAATTCTTCTACACCTTTTACATCAACTGCTGAAACATTTATATTAATTACTGAACCACTTCCACCCATATCGTGATTAGGGACAATAGTTCCGCTTGTGCTTGGAACAAATAATTCTCTACCTCGTTCACCAACTACTGCTGGTTGTCCAGCTTGAATTGCACCACCTTCAGCAAATCCAAAAATAAGACTTCCAAGTTCAAATAATGAACCTAAACTTCCAAATCCACCATCACCACCACCAAAACCGCCAGAATTTCTTGGGATTGAAGCTTGTATTCTTAATAAATCATTTTGTTTTGAAATTTCAGAAGTTGTAAGAACTTGAACACCATAGTTTGCTGAGTTAATTCCTAATATATCAAGTGATGTTCCTCTTAATTCTTTAGAACTCTCATTAGCTTTTTCTACTGGTAAACCTAAAGCATCTAAAATGGATTTTAATACGTATGTTCTAATAATTAATTCAATAATTGTGGCTAAAGCATTGATTAAAGTTTCTTGTGCAAATTTTCTAAATGTTTCTTCTAATCCTTTGCCAAGTATTAATGATTCTGCCACACCTCTTGAAAATGCAGTTATGCCTTTATTAAGATTATCAATTATAAACTTAGATACAGCTTCAAGACTTCCAAATGCTTTTTTAAGATTTTCAATACTATCAATATTTTTTTGTGCAACATTACTTAATACACCTAAAAAAGATATTTGTTCTTGATTTGTTAATTTTGTAAGAGCATAAATTTCTTGCCAAGTTTTAGGAATAGAATCTAATAATTGAGAAGTATCATCTAAAGTTTCATTAGATTTTTCTAATTCATTATTAAATGACTTTGTTCCTTGTTCAAGTGCGTAAAAAGCACCAGCACCGCCTAAAATAAGTGTAATTAATTTTAATATTAAAGCATAACCAGAAGATACAGATAAGACATTTAATGCTGTTGTAAAAGCTATAACAGCAGAAGTCCAACTAGCTAATACAGAGGCAAATTTTAAAGCTATAAAAACTTGTATTGCTATTATTAAACTGTCTAAATTTCTATTTATAAATGCCAATCCATTACCAAGTATTATAACTGCTTTTCCAAGTATATCCCCTAAAGTTTTTGCAAATTTATCTATCTCTGCATTATTTGTTTGCAAAAATTCTTCTAAATCTCCTAGTTCTCTAGTTAATGAATCAAAGAACCCTCTTGCTATTGTTATTTGAAATTGTTTAAATCTATTATCTAAAGCAATTAAAGTTCCACCCAAACCATCTTTTAATTCTTGGTTTGCTTTACCAAATATTCCATTAACACCAAAGTTTCTCTCTAATGCTCTACCAACTCCATCAAAAGATTTATCTGCAAATTCACCAAATCCTCTTAATGATTTAATTCCTCTATCTTGAAATATTCTAGCTGAATCTACTCCCTTTAATAAAGATTTGGCTACTTGATCTGATGCTTCAACAAAACTTATTTTAAAAAAAGCTGATGCGTTACTAGCTATTTGTAAATTTCTAGCTAATTCTTCTGGGGATTTAGAAACTGCAAGTAAATCGTTTGATGCTTGAAATACATCTAATAAAGGTATCTTTGCACTTATAGCAAATTTACTTAATTGGTCAAATGCTTGGCTTCCACCATAACCAGCTTTTGCTACTTGATCTAATCTTGAACTTAAATTATCAGCTTCTCTACCAATATTAATTAAAGACCTAACAGCAACACCAGCACCTAATCCTATTAAGGCATTTCTAACATTAAATATTGAGTTCTTAACTTGCGAAAATGCTTTTGTAGCATTGTCTATGACATTAAGTTTTATGTTTAGTTGCTGATCTGCCATAGTGTAGTTTCTCTCGTTCTGCCTTCACTTTAAAGTAAGCTATCCAATAGTAAAATTCGTCTTGTGTCATACACAAAACTTCTTCCATTGATTTTTTTAATTCCTGACACAAACTTAAAATGGAAAAAAGTTCAGTATCAGTTCTTACTTTTTTTCAGCTTCCTCGTAAGAAACACCAGCTAACATTTCTGTTGCTACTCTAGCTATAACATTTGCATCAGCATTATTCAATAATGTTAGCTTGTCATCTAGCTTAAATAATTTATTTCCTTCTGAGTCTTTAGCTTTTAAAACGATTGCATCTACTAATACTCCTAGATCATCATTCTTAGCACCTTTAAATAGGTTTCTTTTTTCACCTAATGTAAATGGTGAACAGTATATTATTAAAGGTTTGCCTTCCTCGCCCCACTCAGCAACCTCAATCTTTTTAATTCCTAAAGATTCAAATTGTGCCTTCACTCTATCTATTATCGTAGTCATATCTTCCTTTATCTAATTAATTATTGTGTTGATAATGTTAATGCACCAGTACCAGTAAATGTAGTTTCAGCTTCTACCATTCCATCAAATGATGCTGATATATTGTAACCAGTTACTATTGCAGAACCTTCATAAAATTTATCACCTGAACTTGCTCCCTCAGGAAATACTTTAATTGTTATTTCAGTTCCTACTACCAATAAAAGTTGTCCTGCGTCAGCTTCATCAAAAAATAAACTTGCTGAACCAGAAAAACCTTTTAGACCTGCTTTATATGTTCTGCTAGTATCACCTAAAGAAGTATCTTCAATAGTATCTGATGTTTGTTCTAATGTGTAACTTCTTAGTTCACCTAAAACAGTATTAGACCCAGATATTTTAATTGTTCCTTCTGAGCCAGTATGAGTTGCCATGTTGTTCTCCTTGTTTGTTTATATTAGGGAGTGCCAGAAGTGTATTGATACATAACTCGCACAACCATTCTGATACCACCTATTGGGAATAAAACTCCTTCATCAGTAGATACTTCTACTACTTGAGTTTGTTTTGCATACCCACCACGTGTTCTATCAGAATTTAGTCTAGTTTCAATCGTTGTAATTAATTCGTTTCTTTTTGTATCAATATTTGTTGGAGTTCCTTTAACATAACCAACGATTACATAATCTGCTGTTGCTTGTCTTGTAATTGTACTTGATGTCATTGTTTCATCTGATCTAGTTTCATTTCCTGATTGTACGAAACAAGCTGGATATTGTTGTTCAGATAACTCATCAACATTAAAAGGTTCTCTAGTAACTTTTTTTAAAGTTATAGGAGATGTGCCAGTTGAAATTGCTGTAACTATATTAGATGCTATATCTTCTCGTTTACTCATATCTTGCTAAGTTTTTTATATGTTTGCATAAATACATTCATAATAGGTTGTACTTCTCTTGCACCAATAGCAAAGAACTTTCTTTTCTTCTGATTTCCTAATGCTTTTGTGTTTTGGAATTTGTTTGCAAAATAAATGATAGCTTCTGTTGGTGATGATTTCTGTGTTATGTTTGAAAGCATTTGACCTGAAAAAGTTAAATCAGGGAATTGTGTTTGTCGCCCAGCATTTTGTCTAAAGGTTCTATAAGCTTCTGTATAAGGTGGGAATGAATTACCATCAGCACTTTGACCTCTAGTAGTTCTTTGTTTAATAATACCCATTAAGAACTCAGCAGTTCTTCCTAATGCAGTCTTAACTATTTGTGGTTGTTCTCTTACTTGTTTCTCAAAGTTCTTAGCAACTTGTA